CAAAACCGTGACGAGCTCCAGGATGAGGAGAAACCCATCCAGGAGTAGGAGTAGGAACAGGAACCACAACAGTCCTATCAGCGCCCCAAGAGCTAGGAAGCTCAAATAGGAAGAATTTTGCCACAAGAGCATCAAAAGCAGTCCTCTGAGTGATTCCCTTCACTGGATCTGTAATGTCATGGTGGCCACCACCCATTTGACCAAGTTGCCAGTGTTCACAATAGCCAGTCCAGTTATTTGCAGCCGTGGCTCTCTGGCAAGGAATATTGTTGATACGGAGACGATAGGCCGTAATAGCAGCTAAAGTCTCCCATTCAGCGGCATAAAGGCCCTTAGCAGCGTAACCAGCAGCTTCAATACCCTCAGAGAAGCTGTTCACATTACATGCATGCCAAGCCTTATTCGCAGGATGCACCATATTAGTAACCTGAGTACCATCTTCACTGAGAATGTAATGGGCAGAAACCTCGGACGCCTGCATAGCGAACCAGGAAACAGAACCAGAATAGGAACCTTCACAGTCGTGGATGACAATCAGTCGGACTTTCTGCCCATTGCGGGAAGAGAAGTTCGGACTGGGAGTCCATATAACTTTGGGTAACTGGAGCAAAGTCATAGTTAAGCGCCTTTCATCGAGAAGTTAGTTCAACAATCCAGCAATAATTTCGGCCCAATCTCAACCGAACGTCCCGTCAGCCAGCCCACGCAACAGGCCGTCTACGAAGTCCAGCCAGCCGAGTGCCGGATCGCCGCATCTGCTACTTTGACTGTCGCGCTCGCGCCGCCCGTCAATGACGGGTAGAACACAATCGCCACTTGCAAGTTGACAGATTGCGAATTTGACAGGGTTTGAATGACCGGCGTGCGTAACGTAAGATACAGGTTCCCGGCTTGGTTAAGCATCAGCGCATATTGATTATTGCCAATGCTGGTAATGTCCATGTCGTAAGCCTGCTGATAGCCGGACGTATGATTTTCGGACAGTTCTAACCAGACTGTGTACAGGTTTGTAGGTGCGTCAATCTCTATGACAGCCTCGCCATAGAGAAGATCGCCCGCGCTATACCCGCTCCCGACGTTGACGGTCGCGGAGTTCATTTGTAGCTGTTCTTGTACTCCGCCGCTGTTGGTCGTCGAAAACGCGATTACCTGTCGATTCCCGTTGCTGAAGCCGCCCAGATCGGTGCGCGGGCTTTCGATTGAGGCCGTCGCCGTGCAGACCGACGACCCGCTGTATTTCTGGATCGTCCATCCAGTCGCCGCCGTACCTGTCAGCGTGCAATTCGTCGCGCCGCCCGCCGTGGCGTTGAGAGTCCCGCCAGACCCGGAGAAATAGCCGTTGGCGAGCAGGTTCGAATAAGGACCATTGGTCGCGTTATAGGTATCGCCTTGCGAGACTCCCGTCATGCCAACATAGGCGGGAAGCGTGCGCTGGATGGCATTCCAGAGGCACAATCCCATTAAATACGCAGATTTAGGCCCAGGGTGAATAGTATCACCGATGCCATAGTAGGCTTTTTGCTGCGGCGACGATTGAGTGTAATCGTTGATCCACGGCCACGGGTCAACTAACACAATTCCCGCCGTGTTGAGCGCGTAAAAGCGTATGAACGTATTGAAGCTCAGCAACGATTCGTATTGGCTCGCGCTCAGACCCGTGATCGGCACCAATGTCATCAAACAGACAGTGATGCCCGCGCCAACCAACTGCGAGCAGATGGTTTTCAGCTGCGAGATCATCGTAGCAAGGGGCGTCGGAGTCGGAGTCAGGTCGATGTCATTATGGCCGCCTAGGACGATGCAATTTTTTACGCCGCTGGCGATGACGCTCGACACGCGCGACATCATGCCGGGATTTACGCCACCATTTGTAGGCCCTAGCGTGTCGCCATTCACGCCGAAGTTGTTCTGCGGATTGAATGAGATAGAGCCGCCACTCAACGCGCGCGCCCATGCCAGATAACCGTAATAGTTCATCGATACTTGCGTCGTTGTCGTTGGCGCCGGCGCTTGATAGGTCGAATTATGTGCGCTGATCGAGTCTCCGAGACAAGCGAACGTATTTGATCTAGTTGATGGAACTGGCGGAGGAAGATTGCTCATAATATTTCCCTTAATCGATAAAGGCTGCGATCTGCGCCGTCGCAGTGTTGGCAGATGCGGTCGCGGTGACAGCATTAGGCCACGTCACCGAGGTAGAACCATTGGTAAACGAGGCGAGTTGTGGTGTGCCATTTGAGAACGTCACATAAAATGAATTAGTTGGACCCGTCCAAGCAGCGTTAAGCGTACCTGAGGTCGCCGCAGTCAATGCACCAGTGAATGTAATCACTGTCGTAATAGGAGAATAGATCTGCAAGCGACCTTTGAAGGTCTGGCTCGAATAAGAACCCCCTTGTGAACCAATACCTAGTCCACCACCGAGTGTAAATACTGTTGCTCCATTAGGCGCTGATCCACTCGCTGCCGTCCCATCATCACGAATTACAGCAATCTGCGAACCAGTGTTATTTTCAATATCCCCATTCTTGCGAGCACCTGCTGGGATAACGGCAGTAAGGTAATAGCTTGCATAGGGTCCGCTTAACCCAAAATTCGCACCAACATTAGGCAGTGCAACCATACACGAACTGTAATTTCCACCACTCGATCCATTCAGATCGTTATCGATGCTTTGAAGAACATCAACTTCTCTAGGAGTTGGATTCAATCCATTCGAATTATTGGCGGTATAGACAGGTTCAGGATATGGATTAGGCATTCAAATCCTACAATGGCTATTACGAAGCTCATTAAGCTAATAAAAGAAAACAGTCTCCAGCGCTATAGCACTATAGATGAATTGTAGAACAAGTCTCTTAGGGTAAGTGTAACTTAGAAGGAGTAGCTATACCCACCGTAATATGGATCTGGGGTAGCACCTATCCACTCAGCCCATTGCATGGTCCAAAAAGCATAAGAGGGTTCATCGAGACCAGGCCCTGTGATGGCGTTTGCCTCACCTTCAGCCTGTGTCGGATCAGACGGATTCCAAGCTCGACTAGAACTATTAATCATAGGGTAAGTTGCCAAGAAGTCAGATTGAGATATGGCAGGATGAGTTACAGGTGTAGGTATCTGGCTCGTAAGATAAGCTTGATATGCTGTGTCATCCCACCAAGGCATCAAACCCTCACAAAAGCTATGACTAAATTAGGGGAGATAAGTGAACGAGAGACTTTATGGCTCCAATTACCGGAGACCATAATCACTTGTCTTTGGTTCCAGCCTGCAAAGAAACCAACATGACCTCGCATCACCACGAGATCACCGGACTTTGGGTTATGTGTCTTGGGTCCATAGACAAGAGCGGACGAGGCCATTCGACTTGCAAGAGGCTTATGCCCCGTTTTCTTCAACATGAATGATACAAAGTCGGCACACCACGGACCTTTAGTACCAGTTATATTCCCTGAACCAAGGAAATGCATAGCTTCTGTGATAACATTATTGCCTTGGTTCACGATTTGCCCAAAGAATCGTACAGCTCTACCCTCATCATGCGTAATAAGTGGAGAAGCTGACGCTGAACCAATGAAGGTAAACAGAAACCATCCTATCAGGATACTGCACTTAGAGTAATTCAATGCTATAAGAACCCTCTCCAATCAGCAACCTCCACCGACATTATCGACGATTGTGACAGGCGTCGTACTCGTACCTGCGTAGGCGATTATCTTGCATGTCCCGCCAGTCGTCCCGGCGACGACTTGAAACTTCAACAATCCTGTGCCGGGCGCGGCCCCGGAAGCGGTTTCTTTAGCCAAGATGATTTCCGCCGACTTGCTGAACCCGACTGCTACGGCGTTCGTTGCTACCGCCCCGGCGTTTCCGGCCGTGGTCGAAGGGGCGAACGAGAGTTGCCCCGTTGAAGTATTGAATTGGAACGCCGCAGACCAATTGTTAGATGATCCGTCGCCATAGTACCAGCTTGAGCCTGTCCAGTATTGATTGAACCCAAAACCCGGATTATCTGCCGTAATGTAAAGGGGGAGCGTCGGCCCAAACTTTGCACACGAAACGTTAGAGGCGACACAAGCGCCAACCTCTAACGTTGCCTCGAAAGTCGGAGCGGCTCCTAGTGCGAGGCCACCAGCGCCGTAGCCGACGCCTTGCAAGATGTTGTGAATTTGGCCTTTGGTATCCGTCCAGCTAAGGCTGGCCCCTGTATCCACGACAGGCTGCGGCTCGCCGTCGCCTAGACCATAAGCGTCAATGCTACTCCCCCACGCCGAAAACGAACCGTTACCCACAAAGTGCATCCCGCCTTCCATTACGGTGACGCCCGAGAAGTGGTGTTCGTTACAGCCGTTCGGCGCAGGTGTGTTGCTCGTCCCGGCTTCAGCGATGAACGAATAACCGGAACCACCAATGCTATTGATGTACAGGTCGATAAAATCGTTCTTGTCGGACGCGCCACAGTCGAAGCCAATCGCGGTCCCGTAGTGCTGTATGTTTACATTCTTGTAAGTATTGTGCGCGGTGTCCCATGTATTGTTGCCGCTCGTGTGCCAGCATGTAGTCCCGGTCTGGCATATAACTTGAATATCTTCCCAGTTCGACATCACGTCGCTGGCGATGGGTGACGATGGGTTAATGCCTTCGTCCACGCCATATTGCGTCGCGTTCGTGATGACCAGCCGCTTGAATTGCCCGGAAGTGACGCCTTTTTTGTTGATCCCGACTCCTGCTACGTTATTCGCGTAGATGCACATATCCGCGAGGCCAGGGTTCGCCATCTCCGTTCCAGGGGCGGCGACCGTCGAGAACATCGTCCCGCCAGGGGTGCCCGTCCACACAGCGACGGTGCCACAGACGCTATAGGGCGCTCCACCTTGACCGTGCAAATGCACCCCTGAAGGAATGCTAACCGACGTCTGAAGGTTAATCTGTCCACCGTAGACCGTCACATCGAGTTGGCTTAACGTTTTTGCCGCTGCGAGAACCTGATTGATCGTCGGCCCCGCGTCTGACATAGCAAAGGTTACGCCCCACTCCGTGATTTGCCACACGTTCGGATCGGTTGCCGCAGACCAGCAACCGGCCCCGCCTGCGCTGGGCGCGACATAAAGCGCGAGATTGTCAGGCGTCCCAGGACATGCCGCTTTCCATTTATACGTAAGTGAAGGAGCACCATAGCCTGATGCATAGTCATCTCTGATAACTATTGCAGAAGCAGTTGGAGGAATAAGATCACGCAATGCAGCTAGGCTAGGAACATGCGAAACACCGTTATTTTTCGCAATAAAATCAGGTGCAAATTGGGGATCAGCTTGCGTAGCCAGAGCAGCTGACGAAACCGAGCTCAGAAACGCAATAGCGATGAGCGAGTTTAACCGTAGCAAAATGTACCTCCATTAAGCCAGACATGAGGAGTACCAACTCCACCTGGAGCACCTTCAGCAAGCGGCAGAAGAGGTGCAGCTAGATTAAGCAAGGTGAGCAAAGCACTCGTATTGCTACCCGAGAATATCGCAGGAAGTCCCGTCAATTCACCAACCGAGTTCGCAACAGCTTGCAGAACTGCAACATTAGCAGCAAGAACTTGGATCTGCGCCATATTGTAGTTGAGGTATTTAACGCTATCGATATTATCGGCCACATTCTTGACCGAATAAAAAGCGTCACCTAGCAACCTATCAATGGCTGGGGCGAAGTTTCCGCCATAGTAGTCAGCAGTGCAACGACTTCCCATTAGCGCCAGCCTCCTTTTTCAAACCTAGCGTTTGTCTGAGAAATACTCAGATTAAACATCTCACTTACTGCAACATCATCACATGTAGAATCAAATAGTTTCTGGTAATCCTGGGATCTAGCTACACCATCTTGAGAGTTCATCTGGCTAAAAACCCGGTAAGCTACGTATGAGCTAAGTGCAGTCTCTAATACATCAGGTAATTCAATATATTCACTCAATTCGCCTTTAAGAACTGGATGACGTTGCTGATATTTAACATTAAGGTACACTCCAGTCATAGGGTTAGGGACTTGGAGCATCTTTACTTGAGGTGTGAAGACAGAGAACGGCTCATTCTCATCATTAAGCTGAATCTCTCGACCCATATGATCAAAAACTTGAGTGACTTTGATCAATTCATCTTTGAACTTCTCATGAGGAAGATCAACAATATAACGAATCGGCCTATTATCAGCCGTCCCTAGAGGCGTATAATTCACTGAATACTCAGGAATAAGCCGATAATTTGTAATATGCTCATAAAGTTGCAGGATGAAGTCATTCTCTTTCAGCAAAAACTTAGAGTAAAGCTGCAAGAGAGCATCATTGGTGTGCTTGAAGAACCTAGGATAAGCACTAGGAGCAATAGCTCCACCAGCTGCTACCGATAGATTCTGCAATTCACAGTTAGCAAGGTTTGTAAAGAAATCTTGAACCAGCATTTAGCCTCACACCACATAAACAGAAAGTGAAGTGGCCTCTGCTTCTGGTGTGTCCTCTTCCCAGATCATTTCAGAGTGCTCTCCAGTAGTTGTTGGAAGAGATTCTGATGGTTTCCATGGGTTGAGATACCCTAGCATCGAGATCGTATCCAGGCAGTCGTCTTTGCCTTTCAATCCAGTCCTTGTAGCTAACTTAATCTGCTGCATGAACTGACCTATGATCACTGATTGCTTCATTTCCTCGGGAAAGTACATACTTTGTATCTTGAACCAAGGAACTATCTGGTTAAACCTAGATAATTTGTCGGCCATCATACGAAGACCAGATTCGCCTGTGGATCCTTGAGCCAAGTTGAACCAGATATTCCGCTGCATCATTTCTTTTTGTAAGAGACGGATGTAAGCCTGCTGTTGGCCATTGATCTCGATGCCCACTTGTTGGGGCTTGTATTTTGAAGCTAACCTGAAGAGTTCGTCCCAGATTTTATCGATGGTCCATCGCTCTGCGATGCCGTCAACCCAGAACCAATGACCAGCAGCATTGTATGCCCAGACACTGATCACACTCTGATCGGCTGTCTGCTTGGCGCTCGTGGCAAAATCTGTCGTGATGTAGAAGTTAAAAATACCTTTGTTTTGAAGCAGTTGTGCTCGGGAATACCAGCAAATTTCGTTATCTTGAACCAGTCGATCCTCATCAGAGGTAAGCCTGAGCATCAGCTCCTGATCGAAGGCAGCCAGATGGCCTGTGGCAACGGCCATATCATACTGCTCTTTGACATAATCGAAAGTAAATCGATCTTCCCAAGCCCCGGAGAACTCCTCCCGTTCACAAGGGAACTTCTCACAGACTGGCCAGACATTGACATCCCATCCACCAGACTCGACAGCTTCGACTAGGATATCACTCTTGTTGAAGGGAGTTCCATTGAATATGACTTTTCGCTTGGTAGGGTCGAGTGCATGATTAACTCCCTTATAAACAGTGTCCTTAATAGCAGCCATGGAAACTTTGGACTTGGAGTCATCGTCCGATACAAGGTCATCGAGCACAGCTAGTTTAGGTCTCTTAGCAAAGATTTTGGTTCCACGTAGACCTGTCTTGGCACCGAACATCTTAATACCTAAGCGATTACCATCCCGAGATTCAAATTCAATGTAGGGATCAGTAAACGTAGCTTTAGGAATCCAATACTGAGCAAACTCTGAGCTATTATAACGGAACTCAATGTTCTTACGTGCGCTTTTGACACCATTCTCCATGGAATCTGACACGTAAATCATGCCATCGACTTTGCCAAAGTCTGGCAGAACACCAAACACTCCCAGAAATAGGGAGAAATACTCAAAAAAGAGAGTGGTCTTAGCTGCTCCACGGAAGCAGAGGTTTGCTATATACTGACTCGGCGCTACCACCTTATCGAGCATCTTCAGATGAACAGGGGGTGTCTTATGACTTTCCCCCTCAGTGCCATTCACCAACTTGATGAAGTTCATGAAAGTGAGGGCAAACTCACTTGGCACATAGGCTGAGGAGTTTAGAGACTGATAATCGACACCATCAAGCCAGAGATCGAGGTCTTGTTTAATCAACATTTAGAGGTATTGCCACTGGAGTCACATCGATCAGCTTCTGATCGGCAATCACCTTGGGAGAGACACCACTCTGTATGGCAGCAATCTGCTTTGAAGCGACACTGGTTAGCAGTTCACACAACTCACGCATACCAGAGGTCTCGGTCATATTTACATTGAGGGTGTTGACTGCCTCTTTTGGCTTGGCCAAGTGCGTTAGGAGCGAGTTTGCCGCCGCTGTTCTAGCTACAGCTGGAAGACCGTCGTCCTCCATGATGGCAACCTGTGTGTTGATCGCCTTCTGGTAGTTGTCCTGGTTCACAATCCATATCGGAACCAGGGTCTGTTCCATAACCAGATTGACGAGCTTGCCCTTATGGTAGGCATGCACATAGGCAGAGATGTCTTTGGAGGTAGCTCCATTAGCCAAGAGTGTGGCATGACGTTGAGGAAACGTCTTACAGTAGGCATCCTGGTTCGAATAGCCCATGTGCTTGTAAGCTACATAGGCCACTGCATTCAGATAATCCTCTGTCTTGAACTTCCCATCCTGAAGAACCTTCGTGTACGAGATGAAGTTCTCTCGGATGGTCTCTGCAATTACCGGATCAGTGCTCAAATTATTGATCTGATCCGTGAACTCTTGGGTAGCAGCCCCTCTCAGATTAACTGGAAGGGCATTCTCCACCATCTCTTTCGTAAGCATTAAGTGAATGCCTCGATCCGCTCAGCCAGTATTCGCTGGTAATGCCGCATATAACCAAGTTGGTCGATTAAACGACAGCGCTCGCTCATAGGTAGCGAGTTAAAGATGGTATTGCCTTGGAATGTATCCAAAGCATTGATCTTTACTGTTAAGTCGGCGTGCTCATTAAGAACACGAATTTGATGAGCAGCAGGGATTTTCATAATAATCCTTAAGGTGTAACGAACCAGTCAGAAGCAAACTCATCTTGCTGGTTCGGGATGTACGTGCTGCTAACATTCCCCGGAGTCGTCACGTACACAAAGCCGACGAGACGCTCGAAGAACTTATCTTCTTGCTTAAGTGTAGGATCCGAATAGGTATATGGAACTTTCTTGATATACCCAGCTCCTGCCCATGCAGTACGCAAGACCATGTTGCCAAGCTTGGCAGACTGAATGGCATTGCCATAACTCATTGGATTACCAGACATTCACTTCCCTCTTATTAGCCAAGTGTATTGGCATCTTCATCGCGACTAGCGAAGTAATTATGGATATCCCGAGAAAGACCAGCCTTATTGCCAGCAAGTTCAAGGACACCATGAGTGTTGCGTTTAACATCTATGAACGGATCGAAGGCGTGCTTCGCTAGAATGTCCCAGCGAGAAACATAGGCTCGCTTAGTCTTGTTACCGTGCCACCAATGCTCGATGGTTCCAGGCAAAGCACCAAGTTCACCTTTGATGTGCGAGTAAGCACGATCCTGCCAAATATCGAGAGCTTCACGGTAGGCTTTTGTCATACCCCCATGGACAGACTCTTGAACTCGATTGATAAGAGCTAGGGCCATATGATGATCGCCAGCTCCTAGAGCTGCTGTCTCTAGGACACCACCCATCCATTCAAGGGCTTGGCGAGTGTAAGCCCAAGCATAACCAGGATGACCAAACTCGTAACCAGAGACGCCATTAGCTCCCTGGACCACAGGCTTACCAGCGGCATATAGAGCACAAAAGCTTCTATGAGCTTGAAGATGCTCACCATTTGGACCAAGGTCATAACAGTGGGTCCATGGCTGAATTACCGACCAGTGCTGAAGGGCATGAACGATCTCACCAGCCCAACCCCGCTGACGAAAATTGATATCTGCATCAATGGTCGCAATATACTTGGCTTCAGGAATACGGGAGATACCTATATTAATAAGGTTCTCCTTGTTCCATACTAAGTTATGACCAGAACATCTCACTTTCACGCTATGAACATGAGGCGTATCTGGCAATTCCCAAGGGCGTTCCCCATAGGCAACCTCAACTGTGGTTAGCTTCACACCTGAGTCGAGCATGTGCTCTTCGAATTGCTTATAGAGAGCAACCCTACTCTTCCATCGAATAGGATTACCTATGCATGTGACGACGTGAAGCGGGTCCATTATAGCCATTGACCTGTTAACATGGATTGAAGGATATGATCGAGCCGCTTTGCTCCATACGCAAGGAAGTCAGAGCGACTTGAATTGTTATAGATGTCCACACTCTCTATAGGCAGATAGAGGTAAGAGCGGGAATCCTTGGAGAAATCCCCTCGTCCATGGATCCGAACCAGGAGACAGTTATTAACTCCGTAGTGCTTAAGTAGGGCTTGAGCCTCACTCTCGAAACCAGAATCCGTGATGACGAACCCACGAGCATAAGAGAGTTGACCTGCCATACGCTTAAGGAGCAACTCACCGAAGACGCCTTCGCCATGGAGCGGCTTCATATACATCTCACTGAAAGCGATGTAGGCTTCTCTGGGTGTCTTCCCTAGGAAGAACTCATTGGGTAGGTCCTTACATTCCTCAAAGTAATCGTAAGGATAATCAGGACGGCCATAAAGTGCATGACACCGTTCCTTAACTTCCCATGCGAACTTCGCAATCTCGAAGCCCGTATAGGTCTGGGCCAGCTTGATTCCGAGAGTGTCTTTCCCGGAGCCAGGAGGACCATTGAGGAAAATTATCGGGCGCATAATTGAACCAATCCCCAAATGACAGACGCAATCATCCCACATATCGCGATAATGATAGCAAGTGTGCCACCATAACCTAGGACACTATGGCGAGTGATCGTCGTAGGGGCTTTAACTCCTTCCTTAGAGATCGCCTCCAGCAGGGCAAAGAGACCTAGAATCCCTAAGATGAAGAAGACAAAAGCACCAGTGAACATCAGACTACCTCTGTCTTCGCCTCAAGGTATGAGAAGCCGTAGTCTGCAAGCTCTGATTTGGGCGCTTCGTGCTTCTTGGCCTGCCCAACCTGATAGGGCATCCACTGAGCAAAGCCTTCCTTGAAGGGATGCTCGACACCTTCCTGAGCCAGGTAGACAGAGACCTTCGGTAGAGGAATCCCAGTGGGGGAGAAGGTGATCAGGTTCACGAGGTGATCGCTATGAACAAAGACAACGATAGCAGCCAGCGGCTGATCGTCCTTGTAACCGTGGACTGCCTTGGGCCAGTACCAGACCACTCGACCAATGGTGGGCTTGATAACCATCAGAGCAACCTCGCACTAAGCTTGGTGCAGAGCTCAAAACCCAGGTAAGCCCACAACTTGTTGATGGCATCCTGACGAGCAAGACGCTGGCCGATGTCCTGCTGGTAATTCTCTTTCGAGGCACAGGCACTCTGGCCTGTCAGCGTGAAGCCATTCCTCAGAATGAGCACACAGAAAGTGAGCCTCTCTAGGGGTTCATGGTTCCCTTCGAACTTACCATGCACACAAGAGTTACCTCTAATACCATCAGCAGCCGTGAAGTAATGCGTAAAGAGAACAAACTCTTCCACGTCTTTAAGCGTAACCCTAGGAGCAACAGCTCGCTCCTCCAATTCATTCTCAGTAACCGACATGATGGCTTCTCCAGTTTAATCGTACAGTTACTCTTTAGGTTATCTCTTGCTACATTGTAACTCTTTTTATGCTTGACCTAGACAGGTAAAGAGTAGATTAGTTTCTTCGTCGCTTCGGTAGCCACGGCTGACCCTTGCGGATAGTGGGGTAGATAACTTCCGCAGACAGTAGGTTCGAACTCCTCACTAGAATGAGTGCTAACCCATTTTTCTAGTGCCAGAACCTGAGCTGTTAACGAAAGGGTGAAGACAGAAATGTCTTTGCCCTTTCTTTTTTGTAAGGAGTGCCTTGAACCTTTCTTAAACTTGTGCGTATCATAAGCAGCGGTCTTATTGCAGGGAGGCAATCCAAGACTTGCAGAGGCTGATGTGGCGAGGCCCATCCCCCCAGTGTGGTTGAAAGCCACCACCGAATTAGCCAGGAGCATTAGCTCTTGGCTTTTTCATTTCCAGGATTAGAGAGATTCTGGAACCAAGGAACGAAAGCTAGATCTATGCAAGGGCTGCTACGAATTATCCCAGCACCAGGCACTGGCAGAAACCAGCGTATGGCTCTCCTACGCATGGCTCTCCTACGCATGGCTCCCAGCACAGCTCAGATCGAAGATATCGTGGGTGGGAAGCTCACTCTCATAGACGGCTTCGATACTACCCATCACGACGGAGAGATAATTCCCTGCCTAGCGTTTCGAGCCAGGGACATGAACGAGCTCCGTCCCAACTCCTATGCTGACCTTTTATGGCTCCAGGCTCTTCTAAGAAAGCCAGGGTATGCAGGAGTACGTCCCTTAGCCGAGGGCGTCCTATCAGGAACCATCGTCGTCCTCTCAGGTGACAAGGCTTTCCTAGCCGAGCTCGTCCACAATCTCCTTGAGATCCCCGGCACCGAAGAGTAGGGGTCTCTCTCGCTAAGCCTACGGGCAATTTTCTCTCTATGAAATACTAGAGAAGAGAAAACGGGAGAGTGTGTCTGGATGGATGTGCTTACGCACACCATCACACCATCCCAACGGGCTCCGCTCCTTAAAGATATAATCATATAAGATATTTCTATAATATTTTTATATAGAACATAGAGATAAGTTAGAAAGCCATTGTCAAAATTATTTTAGTTATGTCTCTGGGTAGTACACTCTCTATACACTCAAGTCTCCATGACTACCCCCCCGGTAGTTGCAGATACACCATCCAATGGGGCTTCACCATGGTTCAAGCATGGTTCAAGCATGGTTCAAGCATGGTTCAGGCTTAGCTGATCATACACTCAGGCATGGCTGATGTGGAGACCGGCTTCGCCGGGTGTGGCAATAGTGCCAGACAATCACGTACAATGGAGATACATCATGGCTACCGCTCGCTTCACTGCTGGTGCTGTGCTTGATACCGTCACTGTGGCTGCAACCACTGTGGTCGGAGCGTTGGACACCGTGTCCAATGGAGTGGGTATGATCAACGCATTTGTGTCGAAGGCTGCTGAAGAGCAGCGTAAGCGTTATCTCATCGACGCTGCAACCATGGATCAGCGGCTTGTCGATGAGGCAGCTCGTGATCAAGCTAATCGTCGTCGTGCTCTGGACAAGGAGTTGGACGCTGATCCTGTGTTCAAGGATCACTATCTTCAGGCTCATGCAGAGTTCCTGGCTATCCTCAAGCCTCAGCCTAAGTCGGCTCTGCATGTTGCAGCTGAATAATTAACAAAGGCTATCATCATCCACACTCAGTGGGTGGTGGTAGCTCACTCAGTCATGTAGATAGAGCTATCGATAGACCTATCATAGTGTGTATCACTATCATGACCATTCACTAGCATGAACTTCATGATCTTATGTGTATGTGTGTACCTATTCATTATCATGATTTACCATGATCACTATCACGAAACGCAGTGGAGTGATCACATATATATATAAAGTGGTAGCTTAGTGTCATTACACTGCAATTCAACTACACTTATAAAACATAACTAACATTACCCTCAACATATCCATATCCATCCAATCACCTAAAGTCAGCCTAAACCATAACTGGCTTCGCCAGGAGTGGAGTAATGTTCAACTTCCAAATGGAGACCATCACATGAAAGTCATCATATGTGGAGGCAGAGACTTCGCAGATCGTGAGAAAGCGTTCTACGAACTCGACCAAATTCACGCTCAGTGGCCTATCACTCTCGTTATCGAGGGTGGTGCTCGTGGAGCTGATCGTATTGGTCGAAACTGGGCTCGAATGCGAAATATTCCATTCCAGACTGTCAATGCAGACTGGGACACGCACGGTAAGCGTGCTGGCTGGCTGCGTAATGTCGCTATGGCCGATCTCAAGCCTGATGGTGTCATCGCTCTACCTGGTGGAGTCGGCACCAAGATGATGCTGGATATTGCTAAACAGCGGAATATCCCAACCTGTGTAATCACTTAGGGGCTAATCATGCCCCTACATATCGAACTCAGCCTTGGCTCAGGCCAATGGAAGCCACTAGGTCCCATCACTCGTAAAGGATGGTGTGAGCTCAATCATGAGCTTCCTAAGTCACTGAGTGCTGACTACGTGAAAGATACAACGTGTCTTGTCATTCGTTTGCTTGAAAATGGCAAACCTATTGATAAGATCCAGCGTAACCTAAAGTAATAGGAGGCTAATCATGGTTACCATCACTGTGGTCAACAAGCACAAGGATGACGATCTTAAAGCCATCTACATTGGCAGAGGATCAGCTCTAGGCAATCCATTCCCTATCTCAGATGGACGGACCAGAGCTCAAGTCATTGATCTCTATCGAGTATGGCTCGATGAGAAGATCAAAGCTGAAGACTGGACTGTATGTAACGAGCTCAACATAATAGCTATGAAGGCTCAAGAGCCTAATGGCGTAAAGCTTAAGTGTTTCTGCAAACCGTTGGCTTGTCATGGCGACATCATTAAAGATGTTGTCCTCAAAGCCTTGAACCAAGGAAGCTAATCATGAGACCGATGTTAGGCCAAACTTGCGGCAACTGTGGCAACGTTGATAACTGTGGTTGGTACACAGCTGAAGACTGCGGCAGTGGGTATTCTCATTGGATACCTAAAGCTGACGAAATCGAAGCTGAGCACGAAGCTGAGACTGAGCTTCTCAACATGCTCGGCACTGGTGAAGCTCGTGAGAAACTCATCGAGCACATCAAGACTGACACTCTGGAGAATATGGTCAATTTCCCAGAGCATGTTTACGAGAATACATTCTCGAAGTTCTGATCATCCATGGATCCAGCTCATAACTGGGTCCATAATTCACATCTCAGGAGAGTGTAATGGACTGGCTCATTAGAGTGCTAAAGATCAAACTCATACTCTACTGGATCACAGTCTACATTGTGGTTCAGATCTTTGAGTTCTTGGTCACGAAATTCATCTTCAAATGGATGTTCGGATCTAAAGACGAACCAGAACAGAAGAAAGCTTAATCATGGGCTTCGAGCAACATGATGCTCATGTAATTGCATGGAAAATCCTACTCCATGCAAGACGTCATCATAAATTTAATCAAGGAGCCAATCATGGACATCACAAATCTCAACACCAAGGCCAAGTGGCTGCTAATCGCAGTCATGCTAGGTGTAATATCCACATGGATCATCAGCTTCATGCTCGATGACCAGGTTGCCATGAGACAGTGCATGGCACATCATGGTTACAATACCTGTCACTACCAACTCATGAGGTAAGGAGCACAAATATGAAATTCTTCCATCACTTCAAAGAGTTCGACAAATACCGTGGCATGTACTGGAATGAGATCCATGTGGGTCCATTCACATGGCAGTGGTTTTCTTGGTTCTAAATTCCACAGATTCAACAAGGAGAATGTAATATGTCCGCTATCCGTCTGGTCCAAGAGAAGATTGAGTATTTCAAGACGATGAATGCTGCCCATAAGGTAGTCATCAATGGCAACGAGACTGCCCAGTATGCGTTGGAGGGTATTCTCGCCAAGCTTCGTTGCGAGATCAGTCTCGAACAGTATCGTCCTACCTGGGTCAAAGGTCTGAAGATCCAGGCTATCAAGGACTATCGTCAGGATTCTGGCGTTAGTCTCAAGGAAGCCAAGGACGCTTTGGAGTATTACTTCAAAGATGTGAAGGTTGAGCATCCCAATGCTTCAGCCGTAGTCCATGAAGTTAATCTCGGAGATATTCTCCGAAATGCTGGAATGAGATAGCTTATTGCTGTCTTGGGTTCAGTAACTCTGTAGCAGAGCAGGGCTTTGTGCCTTGTTCTGCTTGGTTTGTTGTTGTTTCAACACCGGCTTCGCCGGATTCGGGAATGTTCCCAACACGTAGGAGATAATCATGGCTGTCAATGCTACTCGTACCTTCGGCGCTGGTCTGAGCGCTCCCCAATCCACTGCTCGTAAGGGCAAGTGGCCCAATGCTGGAGGCCAGACCGACGAGACGTTCGTCAAGGCGGAATACTGGCTCAACATCGGCTATAACGTCGATCTCGACACCGATGAGGGTGTTGTCACTCGTTTCGTAGCGCTTCCCAAGGGGATTCCGCTGGATACGATGGCACCACTGGTCTCGAACAGCGCCAATGATGAGTTCTACATGCTCATCACGGCCCAGAACAATCTGTTGGCCGACATCAAGGAGCAGTGCAAGAGCTTGCAGCCGGGAGAGACCAAGCACTTTGGTGATCTCGACGGACTGCATTTCCAGCTCAAGCGTTCGAAGGCTCAGCGTCAGGAGCTCGCTCCCGACGCCAATCCCTTCGTTCGGAAGCTCACTTTCGCTTAAAGATTACCTATGGGAGCCTTAGTGCTCCCATAGGTTTTTTGTTGGTTGATAGAGCTCAACTTCCTAAAAGACAAAAGTAGGTATTCTGCATAAATAGGCAGGATGTCACCTAAGACCTATTCAGAATGAGCATAGCGTGTTTCACGCCACGTAACAGGGATACCTCTCGATCTTACAGAGCCCTGTTCAGGAGACTCTCTTCACACCCATCATTACTCTCAGATGGACGCCCAAACTTGAAGAGACGGGCTATCACTTTCGGATAGTTCGCGATTTCTGGTGCTCACTCTAAATAGGTTTATGAACCATGGGTAATTACACCTTCACAACAGAAGAGCTTGCTGCAATCACTTGGACTACCAAGGATAATAAGCAGTTAAAACTTAAAGAGATGACGGATAGTCACCTCAAAAATACCATTAGATACCTACGCAAGAAAGCAAATGAAGAACTCTCTGCCTATTGGAATGTAGGTTGCATGCTTCATGGAGAACAAGCCCAATATGATTGGGAGAACCAATGTGATGACGTTAATGAGCAACACCAATCTCGTCACATGTTGGCTGATGCCATGGAAGCAGAGATCGAACGAAGGAGATAACTATGCGTTGGGTAGGCAAACTCACTGATCGTATTCGCTTCTTTAGAAAAGGTATTCGATCCAGTACACTCCACATTTATATGAAGTCTGGCAATGTCGTCGTCATTGATGGCATTGAACAATGGGAGTTTAAAGCTAACGCATCAAGCGTTACCTCATTTAAGATAAAGTGGAGCAATCTCTCTACAAGAAGACTATTGGTCACAACTCTTGCACTCGATCAAATCGAAGCAATTGTCGAACAGTTCTGAACCAAGGAGAACACAATGACCCCCATCGAATATATTGAGTACACTGCAATCACAGCTGTAGCATTGCCAGTGATTGCATTTAGCTTGGCAGTGTCTGGACGTATAGTTCAGAAACTGATTGAGCGCTGGTCCAATGTTTAAGTTCATGGACATCATTGAAAACATACTCATCGCAGTGGTCTTACTACTATGGATAGTAATAGTCTGTTCAATCCTCCACACTGTACCTAAAGATTTTGCTCGTATAAAGGTACAAGAGCTTAGACATGAATGAACAAGGTCCTGTTCTAATCATGGATGGGAAAGGTGCATATCCTTCAAACCTCGATAGAGCTATCGAAGAACAACGGAGATATTACATGGCTAAGACTGTGTTTGTGTTTGGTTCCAATGAAGCTGGAATCCATGGAGCTGGTGCAGCTAAGGATGCCTACAAGAACCATGGAGCTCAATGGGGCAAGTCCTATGGCCATTATGGCGATAGCTTTGCCATTCCCACCAAGGATGAAGACATCCAAACTCTCAGTCTCTACGAGATTGGTGAGTATGTGAAGGGCTTTGTTCGCTATGCAAAAGGACATCACAGATTGAAGTTCCGTGTTACTCGCATTGGATGCGGGCTCGCTGGATATGAAGACAAGGACATTGCTCCTCTATTCAACTTCGCACCCATTAACTGCGAGTTTGATGAGGCTTGGAAGCCTTGGCTCGGTAATGCTTATACATATTGGGGACATGTCGCTTGATGGAAACTCTTCTTCATCGTGCAGATTACCAGAATGGTAAACTCACCATCGAGTTCTCAGACGCTGCTCATCTAGGTAATGCCTGGATATGGGCGGATGGAGAAAATCTAACTACTGAGTTCGAGAGAGCCATTATGCATCTCATTCGTGTGGCTCTTGGTCGGTGTGTTCCTCGCACTGAGTTTGTGTATGAGGGTAACACACATGCTGCTGAACCAGGGAAAGAATGTAAACTTTCCATCTCATCTGATTACATTAACCAGCCATCATTCATTTGGTTTGAGGAAGGTGGTATGCATGGTGGATTGATCTACCATTCCCATACCAAAACCTGGGGAATCCATACATGAACGTCACACTCTACAACATCAGACATCGAGAGAGTGGGAAGTATTTCCTACGTATGCTTATGTCAAGGACACACAGTGGCACCTGCTTTAATCCAGAGGAATGGAATGGTGATGCTCAACGTCCACCCAGGCTATTCCCAAGCGAGAAATCTGCCAAGAAATTCCTAATCGAATGGCAGAAAGGTATCGCTTATCAGAATGGAAAGTATGGACTCTGCATCGATAAGCCCAAGTCTCCTCGTGATCAACACGAGATGGAGATCGTTCCAGTGGAGTTGAGCATCACATGAGCGATACATCACTGCATAGTCCTCAACACAGGATGCGTAAGCTCGATAGCAATGGTACTGCTTACGAAGTCAATCACATCACAACTGTAGATGGGAACCAGAACTTCACAGACTTCAGACCAGGCTTTCCTGTCCTAAATCACGAGGGGCATTGGCTCGTTATACAAGTCATACTACCCAACGAGGAAGAGCACACTCTGTTTATTAACTGGGCTCACATAATCGCGATTGAGATCATAGAACTCTAAGGAGATCAAAATGGGTGCCGAAACCTACCAGATGCAGCTCATCTCCCATCAGATGGAGCTGGAGAAGCTCTACAGCAAGAATCAGACCATCCCTAGGATCAGGACTGAGTTCCAAAACTGTGAGGATGAGGACTTCGTTCAGTACCTCATTGAGAAGGAAATCCCTGTTAAGTTCGGTATTGATCTCCTGGTTCAGATGGCTCTCCATAAAAGAGCTGACATCAAAACCCTAATAGGTCTTCTATATGAGCATCTCAAGAGTGCTCAAGCCACTGCTGACATGCTCCTCAAGGCTGCCAATGCCGATCTCGTGGACTACGATGTGGCCAATAGGCTCTTTGTTGTGAAATTCGAGATTTCTCAGGACGTTCAAGACGACCTGGATCGATTCCAGTATCCACTACCTATGGTTGTGGAACCTAAGCCCATTGAGGATAACTCCACCTCAGGGTATTATATGAATCAGAGCAGCGTCATTCTGAAACATAATCACCATGAGGATGATGTCTGCCTCGATCACCTCAACAGAATGAACAGCATCAAGCTGACCATCAATGAGACCACGGCTAAGATGGTCCACAACAAGTGGAAAAATCTGGACAAGCCTAAGGAAGGTGAAGAGCATGAAGAATACATGTCTCGTAAGCGTGCTTTCCTGAAGTATGACAGGACTGCCAAAGACGTAATAGCTCTGCTCATGCAGCACAGCGATCACTTCTACCTAACTCACAAGTACGACAAGCGTGGTCGAATCTACTGCCAAGGCTACCATGTCAATTACCAAGGTACTCCTTGGAACAAAAGTGTAGTCGAATTTGCTGAGAAGGAGATTGTCGAATGAGCCAGGAAGAGAAAACTAAGAAGATTCGTGAGCTGAATGATCAGTTTCGTACTACCTTCTATGGTGGTCGAGTTGTCATGACTCAAGGAGTCAATACTCTTGAGCCTATTAAGCTCAAGGCTTTGCTGCTTGCTGTTCAGCAAGATACTAGCTTTGAAAAAGCTAATGATCCCTACGAAGAGCACGACTTCAGCAAGATTCTCTTCGATGGAGAGGATTACCTCTGGAAGATCGATTACTACGATCTCAAACTTGAGTATGGATCTGAGGATCCCTCAGACTCATCAAAGACAACTCGTGTCTTGACCATCATGAAAGCTAACGAGTATTAAGCTTGCATGAGCAAGCGACGAAACTACTCCTATGACACACGTTATGAAAACTCCCCTGCTCAAGTTAAGCATAGGGAAGAGCGTAACAAAGCTCGATATGATGTCGAGCACCACATCCACACAGCAATTAAACTGCATGCTGGGCAGGATGTAGACCACAAGAAATCCCTTGAAGGTCATGGGTCTAATAGCCCATCAAACTGGAGAGCTCGCTCTGTTCACTCCAATAGGGGTGACAAGCACTTTTGAGGCTGTAGCTCAATGGATAGAGCGCTCTTCATCGACTGAGGGGGTCAGCAGTGGGTTCGATTCCCACCAGCCTCAACCCAACAATCTGAAATTATGGAGGTTATAATGACCCACCCCACCGATCCCGCGAGCGTCATGCGCGATGTTCTTGCCGAGCGAGAACGCCAGAAATCGGTCGAAGGCTGGACGCTCGAACATGACGATATGCACACGAACGGCGAGATAGCCGACGCTGCGGCGTTCTATGCCGCTACTTCGACGATTTTTCGTGAGGTCCGAGTTCCTCCTTTAATAGGAAAGATGGTGCAGGTCTGGCCGTGGGACGCGCGCTGGTGGAAGCCTAAAGACCGCCGCTACGACCTCGTGCGCGCCGGCGCGCTCATCCTCGCCGAGATTGAGCGATTGGATCGCGCCGCCGGCATCCCTCTCCCCACCGCCCAGCCCGACAATCGCCGGAGCGAGGCGGAGATACGGGCGGAGATTGCGCGGCTGACGGGGTTGATCGACGAACCGCGCCGCAAGACATACTTCCTGTTGCTGGCCCGGCGTGAGGCGATGCAGTGGGTTCTCAACGAACAGGATACGGGAAGATGAGCGAGTACGACAAGATGGCTCTTAGAAACTCTCGCGAAGAAAACAACCGTCTTATTCGAGAGTCTCACGAACTTCTCACCCGCGCCGAAAAGGCGGAACGTGAACGGGATGAGGCGCGGGCGAGCGGGAGGCTGTTAGTAGAGGCGAACACGCTTCATTTTGATCGCGCCGAGAAGGCGGAATCCGAGCGCGACGAACTACGCAGCTTTCTTGAAGACATAACCGAGCAGCACAACGACCTCAACGACGCGGCGTTGAAGCGCGACGCCGAAATCGACGACCTTCGCGGCCTCATCGCGCGGGCGGTGGAGTCGATTGAGCCGTTCGAGAAAGCTTACGAGCGCATGACGCCGGACCAACGCTCGCGCGAACACACGCATTTTCTTGGCATAACGTCAGATTTCCGCCGTCTCACCGCCCTCGCCACAGACCTCCGCAGGGCGGGAGAGGGAGCATGAGCGCCTCGTCGCCGATCTCGGTCAAGCGTGACTATCTTTTCCTCGGCTGTCAGGTCGGCCACGACTGGGAAACGCTCGGCAGCCGCAACTGCGGTTGTGAGTATGGCGGCTGTTCGATCCCGGTCATGTTCTGCCGGCGCTGCGGCAGTTGCGACTACGGCGACAACGCAGAGGCCGAACAGACCCGGCGCGAGTGCAAGGCGGGAGAGGGGACATGAGCAAGTGGAAGCGCTTCGACGCCTGGCAGCACCAGACCTTTGTAAACTCAGTTTCCTTGGCTCTCATCGCTATGGAAAACATCATCTGGAGTCACACTGCTACCGGCAGAACCAAGGACTTAGCTACATTAATACGACCCTTGTTAGGTGAATTGCAGAACTCTTTGAAGGATCAAGTTAATCCTCCAGAGGGCTCTAAGCGGCGCTTTAGTGCTGTTTTGGGGGCAGAAAGCGCCGAGCTTGTCGAGTGATTCCTGTGTCCGATAATCTTGACTTACCAGACATACTGTCAACACTGTAAACATAGATCGAGATTTCTGAAAATGGCAAACACTGCCATCACAAAGGCAAGCACAATTACCCGTTTCCAGAAATATGTAGGACCTCAGCAGGCATGTGGCTGTAGATTCTGGATTGGTGGAACTCGGGGAGACTATGGGTTTTTCCGAGTTTCAACCGATGAACGTGATAATGCTCATCGTGTAGCGTATAGAATCTACAAAGGAACAATTCCTAACGGAAAATTGGTACGGCATAGTTGTGATATGCCACTATGTGTAGAAGAACAACATTTGCTTATAGGTACATATAAAGACAACACTCAAGATATGATTAAGCGTGGACGTTCAAAACTAAGTTCCAATCTTCCATTTGGTCAAAAACATCCAAGCGCAAAACTCACCGAAGATGAGGTCGAAGAAATTCGACACGATACCCGTTCTCAACGAACGATTGCCAAAGACTTTGGTATAAGCCAACCGCAAGTCTCATATATTAAACGATACATGAGCCGAGTATTGGCTTAAATTCATTTATCGGACATAATGTTGACAATGTTAACTTAGGAGCCAGAAAGGCATGCAGCTACGAGCAGACGCCCAGGATGTGAAGAACGCTCTAATTTATATCGCGGATAAAGTGATCCTTACCGATGGCACTCACAACATTCGCCTTCATGAGATCAATCCGATTGAGGATAAAGGCAACGACTGGTTCATTCTGACATTTGAAAATGGACAGAGATTCATCGTTGGGATTCAGGCCATTATGGATCGAGCTGAAGAGCTCTGAACGAACGTGCCACTTGGTATGTGGCTAGTGAGAGACGAAACTCTCATGATGAGAAGGGGAGTGACCGCCCTACAAAAAAGGCTCCTCGCAGAGGGCCACTCATCTTTATCATTCTATATGTCTACAGGAGATGACTATGCAGACCTTCACTGGCCGTGAGTACCTTCAGATCGACATCGCCAATAACTTTGGCTTGGATAAGAAAAGCTGGCAGGATCGTCTGGAATGGTTCGAAGAGCATCAAGACCATCTCCCTAGCATGCTGCACCAGGCCGAAGAGCCTGCTCTCTTCTTCGCTGGAGTCCAAGCCTGGGAGCAAGTCCAAAAGGGTCAGCCTATCGGCTATCCTATCTCACTCGATGCCACAAGCTCAGGTTTGCAGCTGCTGACTGTGCTCACTGGAGATCGTAAGGCTGCTGAAATCTGCAATGTGGTCGATGTGGGTTATCGCTCAGACGCTTACACCACCGTTTACAACAACATGATTCAGCAACTGGGTGAAGACAATCTGGTGCCTGAGCCTACAAAACTGGCTCCTGGACCCCAACTTCAGATCCTGACGACCTATGTGGCGAAAATCACTCGTGAGGATGTCAAGCGATCTGTGATGACGGCTCTCTATGGCTCAACGGCAGTGCCTAAGGAGGTATTCGGTAAAGGTGCTCAGCTCGAAGCCTTCCTCAATGTCATGGAGCAAATTGCTCCTGCGGCCTGGGAACTCAATCAGCACTTCCTCGATATATGGAATGACAACGCCCTTTCGAACGATTGGGTGCTGCCTGACAATTTCCATGTCCATGTGAAAGTCATGTCTCAGGATATTGAGACAATCCATGTGCTCAACGAGCCCATTGAGATCGTTCACAAAGTCAATGCTCCCGTAAAGGAAGGACGCTCTCTTGGAGCTAATACCATTCACTCCGTGGATGGCTTCATATGCCGGGAGATGGCTCGTCGCTGTGACTATGATCCTGCCTGGATCGAGCTGCTGCGCCAGATGCTCAACGATGAAGTGGAGTTCCACTTCGAAGGTAAAAAGCAGAAAACTGAAGCCCATAAAATGGTGGGCATTCTCTGGAAGCACTTCCAGGATAGCAGATACCTGTCAGCTCGAATCCTGGACTATCTCGACAGCGATACACTCGTGTTCGTGGACAGCGCTGAGATTCTCAAGCTGATCGACTCTATGCCTGCTAAGCCGTTCAAGATGCTGCAAATTCACGATTGTTTTCGGGTTCTTCCTCAGTATGGGAACGATCTCCGAACTCAGTATAACTTGCAGCTGCATCTACTCGCAAAGAGTGATGTGCTTAGCTTCCTACTCAGCCAACTCGTTGGACGTGAAGTCAAGATCAACAAGCTTGATGACACACTTGCTCAGGATATCTTAGATAGCGATTATGCCTTGAGCTGATTAATGTTGAAGAGAGAAATAATGGCCAAATGGTCAATCGATAAGCTCATATCAGGAGCCAAGGCATATGGTATTATGCGTGGTTCATTAGGTGGGCATAAGCGTTGGTTTGCTACCTGTGCTTGTGGAGTAAAAGCAAGCATAGGGTTTCCAATAAATACTAGCACTGAAAAGTTAGTGTCTACATTCAGAGCTAGTGGTTTCACCATAGACACTAAACACAAACCAATCTGTCCAGCCTGTTCTAAGAAAGATCATGGTATGTCCCGTACTGCTATTGCTCCTGATCCTAAGCTTGCTCGTAAAGTCTTTGGAGCTCTCGAAGATCACTTCGATGAGATCAAGAAACTCTACAAGCCCGGTTGGTCTGACACCAAGATCGCTACCGATCTCGGTGTGAGCCCTGAACTCGTCATCTCCCTACGTAAGGGAGCCTTTGGTGAACTGGCTGAAGATCCTCATCTAACCCAGTTCAGAGACGACATCGAGCTCCTCAAGATGGAGTTCAGCGATAAGTTCGCTACGCTTTCTACTGACTTCACCAAGCGTCTTGGTGAGCTTGAAGGTCGTATCGCTGCATTCAAGAAGGTAGCGTAATGAGTCAGATCCCCCAGATAGGTAGTGCTGTCGTTCAGTTCGGCGCTTCCTGGTGTCAGCCATGTCACCAGATCCAGCCTCATGTGGAAGCTATGGCTCACACAATGGCTGCTCAGTTCATCTACATCGACATGGAGAAGCATGTCAGTTTGACGAATGGCTACAACATTCGCTCTCTACCGACCATCATTGCCTTCCGTGATGGTAGAGAAGTTGGTCGTGTGGCTGGAGCTAACAAGAAGCAGATCCAGTCCATGCTGGAGTCCACTATTTAGCTTAACTCACTCTCACATAGGAGACTACCATGAGCATCAATGAGTTTCTGGCTGACATGGATGAGGATGATTATCCTCATTCCCTTGGTCCATGGCGGTCTTTCGATGCCTTCGATCCGCCTTATAAGCGTATCGAGCTTCGTCAGATGCGATCACTAGGTGTGATCCAGCTTGATGAACGTGAGAAGCGCTTTCGCCTAACTCTCTTTGCCACTGATCAACACGAGAAGGCTGCTTAATATGGCACAGACATTGATCGAAGAACTACGTGAGTGGGCTAGAGTGACTGGAAGGCAAATACCTCAGCTCAAGAAGCCCCTCACAGATGCTGCTGATCGTATTTACGATCTTGAGCGTCAAAACAACAATCTCCAGAAGGCTAACAATGCCTATCTGATTCGAGCTCGTGTGGCTGAAGCTAAGGTTCAAGGAGATAATCTTTGATTTACCTAACACCCACCGAGCTCAAAGAGCGAACCAAGGAAGCTTATGAGTCCGCTACTGAGAACGGCTACATCATGGATGAGTGGTCCTGGAATGATGTAGCTCTCGATATGCTTACTTTTGATGCTTTCACAGATTGTGAAGAGCCCACTAAAGAGCAAATCGTAGAGGCTCTCACTGAACTTTATGGAGAACGACCATGACCACTCTCGTTTGGCGTCGTGGGCTTCGTGGTCCTGTCCCTGTGCTTCATCAAGAGGACAAGCTTGATGCCACTGATCGAAGACTGAAGATTACAACTCATAAGCTGAAACCTGAGGAGGAGAAGCTAACGCTTTCTGCGCTTATTCAACGATATCCTCCTCCTAATATGCCGGAATTGTAAAATGTTCTGGGAACCAACTGAAGACGAGAAAGAGCAGGTGCTTAAGCTCTGGGAATCTCGTGTAGCTTTCCCTATGATCGCTGTGAAAATGAAGCTCTCTCAGGAGAGAGTCAGGAAAATTGTCAACGATCATGCTCGTGAGCAGAGCCGTGTTGGGAAGATTCCATCCCCAACAGCTCAGGAAACCAATGGCAATGAGTACCGAGCTCTTTATCGAGGCTTCCATCGCTAGAGATTCAGCGTAAATTGTAGGGGCAATTCCACAGGAAATCCCCCCCTAATATGCCTGAAGTCTCTGATAAGCTTGAGCTTACCACCATCACTAGCACTAGCATCACACCCGAACAGGTGGAAGCTGAAGCCAAGAGATTCGCAATGCGAACAGGTGGAATACTACTTATGGCTATGGCTGAGAGAGGTACGACCGAGGATGGCTTAGCTGCCAGCCTACAGGTCAATAAGCGTCAGATTCGATCTCAGCTCATGGGCGAAGCCTGGAGGGCTTACCTGCCCTTGGCAGCTCTTTGCTTGGCGTTGGGCATCAAGCTTGACCTTCGGATGAGCCGTGAGCTTTAACAGTTTGGTGGAAGCACGTTCCTGGGAAGGACGTTTGTAGGAGTACATCCCTACTAGAATAGCCAGTCGGAGATTAACCGATCCACCAATCCAATCTCGAAGCCGAACGTTACCTTATTAGAAAAGGATCAATGTTCCTGCAAGAGATGTCCTAAACAGATGTGACGCTATAAAACCTGTTACAGATCGGATAGTACGGTCAGTGCGGTCTCTACTAATACGACCGATTTAGCCCGTCATCTCTTCAATGAGGTGGCGGGCTTTTTCTTTTTGAACCCAAGGAAAGAACAATGGCACGTACACCTAAGAAGACAACAGTTAAGTATAAGCCGAGAGTCAACAAGGTCATTCAGTATTTTGCACATTGTGCAGAAAGTGGTGACAACATTGATCTAAACGATGACAAGAATCTGGAAGAAGTCAAGAAAGATGTTGCGAAATACCTTCGTCACGCGTCCAGTGATGAAGTCATCATCTATGCAGCTATCCTGAAGGCTACACCGAAGACTGTTCAGGCCGACTTCATTCCCATTTGACAGGTGAATTGTGGAACCTCAGATTTATCGTTGTACTCCTCGGCAGGTCCGAGGTTTCATTATTGATTGCTTTGAAGCTGGACGTGTTCCCTATGTGAAGGGATCACCTGGCACTGGTAAGTCGTCTATCTTCAACAGTGTGGCTCAAGAGCTTAATCTCTGGAAGATTGACAATCGTATTAGCACAGCTGACCAGACTGATTTCAACGGTCTACCTGCAATGTCAAATGGCTTTGCCAGGTTTCATCCTTTTGAGGAGTTGTTTCCTCTTGAAACCACTCCTATCCCTGAGGATTATGAAGGATGGATGATCTTCTTTGACGAGTATAACGCTGGTCAGAGACAGGTCCGAGCAGCTGCATTCAAGGTTCTCTTGGATCGAATGATCGGTCAACGTAAGATGCATAAGAATGTATGCATCGGCATGGCTGGTAATCTCGATACCGATAGAGCCATCACCAACATCATTGCTACCTCAGAAGAGTCTAGGGTTATTACCCTTCTCTTGGAGTCAAACTTCGATGAGTGGTATGAAGACGTTGCTGTACCTCAGAACTATGATTCTCGAATCATCTCGTTCTTGAATTGGAAGAAGTCTTACCTAAATGACTTCCGTCCTGATCACGAAGGAGCTACCTTCTGTTGTGAGCGTACCTGGGAGTTTATGAACAGCCTTGTCAAAGGCAAGGAAGTCACGAACTACAAGATGCCTCTCTATGCAGGCACCATCACTGCTGGTGTAGCTGCCGAGTTTGTTCAGCACTGTCAGATTCACAAAGAACTGATCACCATCAGAGATATCCTAAAAGACCCTGGTAACTGTCGAGTTCCTACAGAGACTCCTCAGAAATGGGCAACCATCTCTCATATGATGGAGTATGTCACTGAAGATAACTTCGGTGATCTCGCTGAGTATGCTTCCCGTTTCGATCTTGCTTTCAGAATCTTATTCTTCAGAACCATCATGGTGAAGGAGAAGAAAGCCGTCCAGAAAGGCAAGCAAGAGAGCTACAGGCATCATCCTGCTTTTCGTAAGGCTATGATCGAGCTTGTCAAATACTTGACCTAAGGTGAACCATGAATATCGCAGCTCCTGCTATACTGAATTACAGCTCATTGGATCGGGAGCTCGATAAGGCCAAGAGTGACCTATTCATGACCAAGTATGCAGCCTTCTATGGCTCGCTCTTGTGTTCATTGAACTTCACTTGGAACACTAGGATACCAACTGCTGCTACCAATGGCATCGATCTGTTCTGGAATCCCAATGACTTCCTGAAGTGTACCCCAGGTCAACGAAAGACAACTCTCAGACATGAGGTTGAACACGTTGCTAGGTTACACTTCGATAGACAGGGATCTCGGGAGCCAAGGTTATGGAATTACGCCACTGATTATCGCATCAACAACGATATGGATTACGAAGGCTACGAGACAGCTGGCTTCGGTCTGCTAATTGACCATCGTTATGGTCCTGGCATGCCTGAGGAGAATATCTACGATGACCTCGTAGCTCGTCAGGCCAATTTCCCTCAGTTTATCATGGATATGCTGGCTGAGGACGAGAATGGTCAGCCTCTCACCAAGGAGCAGAAAGCCCAGATCGTCAGCAATGTCGTCAGGGCTGCCCAGCAGGCTAAGCTTGCTGGTGCTGGCAATATGCCCAGCGATATCGAGAAAACGCTCGATGTCTTCTTGACCCCCGTGGTTCCATGGCAGAGACACATCTCTCGCTTCTTTACGGAGCTCATGGACGAGGACGCCTACACCTGGTCCAGACCTAACCGTCGCTACAGCAATCTCTACCTACCCTCTCGCTACCAGGAAGAGGGAGCTCTCGCTCATCTCTGCTATTTTGAGGATGTCTCTGGTTCGATTTCCGACACGGATATGATTCGTTTTAATAGCGAAATCAGACACTTGAAGGAAACGTACAAGCCCTCGAAGATGACGCTCGTTCAGTTCGATGTCGGCATCCGAAGCATTACTGAGTACGAGAAAGACACTCCCTTTGATCATGTAGTTCGTAAGGGCTGTGGAGGCACACACCTAGAGTGTGTTCGTCAGTATATCTTAGAAAAGAAGCCTACTGCTGCGATCATATTCTCTGATATGGATTGTGAACCAATGCAGCCTCTAGGCTTCGAAATCCCAGTTATCTGGGTAGTGGTCAACAACCCCAATGCAACAGTGCAATTTGGGGAAATCATTAAGATAAGGTGAATAATTATGGCCGTTAATCGTCAAACTCTTTTGGATCTAGCTCCTATTGAAGGAATGCTCTCTGAGAAGCAATATGCCCATGGTGTAAGCTATGGTCTGAGTGAAGCCGGATACGACATTCGTATTAAGCAAGATATTACATTCTGTAAACGTCCTACTTGCACGAATGATCTGCATAACAAAATAATGCATTTTCGTTCTAGCGAAAGCGAGCATAATCTATGGCTTCCTGGACGCTTCACCATTGCTTCTGCTATGGAACGCTTCCAGATGCCCAATACTCTAACTGGTCTAGTGAAAGACAAGAGCACTTGGGCTCGTCGTGGTTTATCGGTATTTAATACTGTGATCGAACCAGGGTGGGAAGGCTTCTTGACCTTGGAGCTTGTCTACCACGGTGAGGAAGGGCTCATTATTCCTGCTGGTTCAGGAATTGCTCAGGTTATCTTTGAGTACAACACTGATGTCGTTGCCTATAAAGGCAGGTATCAGGGGCAAAAAGACGAACCTGTTGCTGCAATTCGTGCTGAGACATCTGTTCTTTAAGTTGGTTCAGAGCTAGACTTTAATCATTGAAAGGAGGTGATCCCGAAATGACGGATAAATCTTGCAAGTCTGGTGGCCAGGCTGGAATGGTTAAAGGTGGCAACTGGGGTAGCCAGGATGGCAAGCCTGCTCTCGCCAAAGGCCCTAACAAGCCTGCGACTCCCAACTCTGGTGTTCATGCCTCGAATCCCCATGTCGGCAATGGCAAGGGTGGACGTATCAAGGGTGGTACGTTCGTGGGCGTCTAGGTAGGCCAATAGCCTCCTTTTGCTTTCCCAAGCGGCTCTTCGGAGCCGCTTTTTTCGTATGGAGAATCCTATGAGCGAACAATCTGGAATTTGGGCTAAGAGCGTTTTGGCCTCTCAACACAGCATTATCGGCAAGCGGATCGACACCCTACTGGTTCGTATGCCTCGATGCATCCTGGCTGAGTTTAATACCCACAGAGTATTTTCGAGGAACGCAGCCTCATCGAGAGCTATCCCTGTAGAGAAACTCATTAACCAAGTAGAGAATGATCCCTTTATTCCTATGGTTTGGACAAAGAACAAGCCTGGAATGCAAGGAGAAGTCGAGACTCGTCTTGGCGAAATAGACGAGTTGCGTCATCTCTGGAATTTAGCACGAGTAGATGCAGTTCATTCTGTTAACACTCTGCTTCGTCGAGGAGTGCATAAGCAAATTGCTAACCGCATCCTTGAACCCTGGATGTTCACCATTGTCCTGGTCACAGCCACAGAGTGGGACAACTTCTTCGCTCTGCGTGATCATCCTGCTGCTGAACCTCATATGCAACTTTTAGCTAGGGCAATCCGTAATGCTAGGGATATTGCTTTGGTTCAAAAATTAGAGCCAGGAGAATGGCATATGCCTTTCCTGGATGAACTTATGAACTCTGACTATTACTCAGCCGACAAGCTTAAACAAAATCAGATTCTTTCTGTAGCTCGTTGTGCTTCTACCTCCTACAAGACTGTCGATAACTTCGACATGACCTTGGAGCGAGCTACGAAGATCTACGACAGCATGCTCAGCTATCCCATGCATGCTTCTCCATTTGAGCATGTGGCTCAGGCTGACGCTCTCAGTCGCAACTTTGGTTTCACCGAGGGTGAGTACGACTATCCTCACGAGCATCGAAACTTTATCGGTTTTAGACAACTCAGAGCTCAGATCGAGCCATGAGAACCGATCTCAAAAGCCGTGTCCTTGAATGTATGGATAACGGCTTAGAGACGCACATTGAGATCGCTGAGGAGCTCGGACACCCTATCCCAGCGACAGGGGCTTACATGCGCTACCTCAGGAATCAGGGGCTAATCCGAGAAGCTGGAAGATTCTACACTCCCGGTATCCGAGGTAAAGCCCCTGTCCGTTGGAAAGTGGCCGTTTGACCCTGCCCCACGAAAGAGCCATGATTCCGTTGCCGCCGATTCGGTGGTGACAGGAGTCGCTTAAAAGACAACGGCCCCCTGAGTTACCAGCTCAGGAGGCCGTCAGATAGGAAGAGGGTTTCGAGACCTCGCAATCCCGAAGCTCTCACAGCTCCACTCGAAACGCAAGTTTTGAGAACGAGAATCTACGTCTTTTTTGCAGCTCAAAGCGAGTGAGCAGAATGACCAGGAGAGAGAAGCTCTTCGGACATGGCAGAGCCGTGCCTTTAGATCGAGAAGCTAAGATCAAGCTAATGCACAGAGCCAGAGTGCTTGTTCGAACCAGGGAGATAGGCCGTGCTGATTTCGTCATATTCGAAACGCTGCTCTATACCTTTCACAATGGGATCACTGGCCGGTGCTTTCCGTCGTATGAGAAAATCGCCGAATCCTCAGGAGCAGCTCGCTCTACTGTTCATCTGGCGCTTCATATGTTGGAGAAGTGGGGTCTCCTCACCTGGCACAATCGCCTCATCCGTGTGCGAAGAGATGGACAGGTAATTCCTGTTAGAACTTCAAATGCCTACCAATTTCCTAGACTGACTGTACTGATACCTAAGTCCGAAAATCGGACTGGAACCACAGTCAAGATCTATCCTCTTATAGAGTCGAACTCATTGAATGACGCTTTGCAGCGTCTTGGGACTCTCGTGAGAGCTCACAAGCTGGTTTAGTACCTACCTCAAGCACATCTTGAGTTGATTTAACGCTGTTTTCCGGGTCTGTAACCTGGAACGCAGTGCCTTTGCACGTCTGTGCCCCATTAAACTTGAACCAAGGAAACCATCATGCAAGTTACTCATGCCGCAGACCATGTGACACACGCTTTGATTGGAGGAGCCAAGACCATTGAGTTTGGCATTTCCAACAATGCAACCTTCTTTCAGATCTTGTCGAGCACGCTTTATAGCAATCAGAAGCTAGCTGTGGCTCGTGAAGTCCTCTGCAACGCCTGGGATGCTCACATTCGTGCTGGTCTCACCAGCACTCCGATCAGAGTCACCATCACCTCAGACAAGATCATTGTGCAGGATTCTGCTGTTGGCATTGCCCATGACATGATGGGGCCACTCTATGGTACATATGGCGGCACAGATAAGACCAACAATGGTCAGGAGACTGGTGGCTTCGGTCTGGGTTGTAAGGCTCCCTTCGCTTACACGGACCACTTCGAGGTGATCTCATGCTTCGAGGGAACCAAGACCATCTACAATGTCTCGAAGAGCTCTGCTGACAAGCTGGACAAGCCTGGGATCACACCCATTGTGTCGCTTCCCACCGCTGAGACTGGACTTACCGTCACCATTCCGTTGAAAGCTCCAATGGATCAACACACCTTTACGAGGCTCTTCACCAAGATTGCCTTCAATGGTGAGATGAATGTAGAGATCAATGGTACACTTGTTGACACTCTGCCGATGTCCAAGAGTGAATTAAATTGGATCATTACCCATGAGGCAGTTACAACAGGTAATGGAAATCATTACGCATTTGTTCGCTACGGTAATGTCATCTATCCAATAGAAGACAATGGAGCTTACACATCCGATTATCAAAATGTTAAGGAGTTCCTCAGATCACTTCCTGTTGGTTATGGAAAGGATAACTATAGCATTGTCTTCCAAGCACTACCTGATACGATTTCTGTGACACCTTCTCGTGAATCTCTGTCTATGCAAGAGCATACGATAGATACACTTGGTGGCTTGTTAAAGAGATTCTTTGAAGGCAATCTTCTGGAGAAGATCGCAAAACAATCTGAACCCGTCCTCGAAGCTCGCATCAAGACAGCAATCGAAGAACAACGTGTTGCTGAACTTATAAACAGTGAGAGGAAACTTGGCGGTTGTAGGGATAGATTTACAAACATTCAGTACATCACAACGCTCAATGACCTTACAGAACAATACCTACTTAGAAACTATCCAAAGAGTGAAGCATTCTACCAGAAAGATATGAAGCTTCGTATCCAGGGTGCAATTACTCTTGGTGCTGGTCCTCGTGGTCATCTGGAGCAGATTTACCATCTAGAGCATGAACCAATCAAAAAGAAGGAATATAAATTCTCTCGCACATGCTACACTGGTCCTGCTCACTGGTTCAAGCGTAAAGTCCTACGTAAACTCTATGGTGACATCCATTGTAGTAAAGTGGTCGAGTTATCTCGGCTTCATATTATGGATGGTGAAAGTCACTACCATGGTAATGGTAAGCCAATACTCACCTCTCCCAAAGACTTTTACAAGAACACTCTCAGTAAGTATCTTCCTGTTATGCGTAAGGTTCTTATCCTTGCGTACTCTCAGGTTGATCTATGGCGAACTATCCGAAGTGACACGCAAGTTAGTAAGCTGGGTGGACCTGTTGATATTTGGTTCTATCACGCTCCTTTCGCTAAGAGTAAGATACAAGC